GTCTCGCGCTAATGACATATTTGAGTTTGTGCATTGCGTGAAGCCGAACGACGAGTACAGGCGCGGCCGGGCTGGTGCGGAGGGGATGCAGTACCAGTCGCGCTATGTCTCGCGAGAAGGCAACGTCCTGCTCGCTGATAGCGGCTATCGAGCAATGCCTTACGCGGTCGGTCGGTACGTTACCGGGCCTCGAGAGATTTATGGGCGGTCACCTGCGATGGAGGCTCTTGCCGACATCAAGTCCCTGCAGGAAATGGAAAAGACCATGCTCCGAATGGCGCACCGCATGGTCGACCCACCGCTCATCCTATCGGAGGAGGGGGCGTTAAACGCCTTTTCCGTGCGCCCTAATGCGTTGAATTACGGCTATCTGCGAGAGGACGGCACGCCGCTGGTGCAGCCGCTGCAGACTGGCGGCAATCTGCCTATCGGCATAGAGATGTCCGACCAGAAGCGCAAGGCCGTTAATGACTCGTTCCTGGTCACCCTGTTCCAGATTCTCATTGAAAACCCGCGCGTGATGACCGCAACCGAAGTCCTGCAGCGAGCCCAAGAGAAGGGCGCTTTGCTAGGCCCAACAATGGGCCGCCAGCAGTCGGAGTTTTTGGGGCCGATCATTGAGCGCGAACTTGATCTTTTGTCCGCCTCAGGCGCATTGCCGCCTCCGCCGCCGCAGCTCATGGACTACGTCATGGGGGGTGGAGAAATCCTGCCGAAGTACACCGGCCCGCTTGCCAGGCTCATGCGTGCCGAAGAGGCTGCCGGCATCCTGCGTACCATTGAGGCCATCTTGCCGGTTGCTCAGGCGTCTGGCGATATGAGCGTCCTGCGCCGCATTAACGCGGATCAGGCGGTCAAGGTTATTGCCGAAGCCAACAATGTTCCAGCAAAAGCTCTCCGTACAGACGAAGAGCTAGAGGCCATGGATGTAGCGCAGCAGCAGGCCGCGCAAACACAGCAGCTCCTTGCCGCAGCCCCGATTGCTGGGCAGGCCGCAGAAAGGTTTGCCAAGGCGGAGCAGATTGCTGCATCGGTTCCTAGGCGCGAAGTGTTAGGGATTTAATCAATGTCAAACGACGCAGAAATTTTAGCGGTGCGGCTAAACCTGCTGCACGAGGACGTAGGCGAGATAAAGACCGCCCTTGGCAAGCTTTCGGACGCCATCACAAAGCTAGCCCTGGTGGAGCAAAATCAGGCCCAGACGGCTGATGCGATGGAGCGTGCATTCAAGGCCATCGAAAGGATTGAGCGCCGGCTGGAGAAGCTAGAGCAGTCGAGCTGGGAAAGCAGCAATTCGGCCAAGTGGATCGACCGGGCTATCGTTGCGGCGCTGACTGTTGGCGGAATGTTCCTTCTGCAGGCAGTAGGGTTGAGGTAATGGAAACCCTGCTAGGCGGCGTGTTCGGCGGTCTGTTGCGTCTCGCACCGGAGGCGCTGAAGTTCTTTGACCGCAAGAACGACCGCAAGCATGAGCTCGCGATGCTCGAGGCAGAGGGTCGTATCGCCCAGGCAAAGGCCGAGGCTGCCATGCGTGAGACCGAAGCACGCATGACGATGGCCGAGCTCGATGCGATTAGTGAGGCGCTCAAAGAGCAGGGCTCAACAGCGACCGCGGCCGGAAAGATCGTGGCCGGTATCTCTGCGCTCGTTCGCCCGTTCGTGACGTATCTTTTTGTTATCGCCTATGCTACGGTCAAAATTGCTGCGTTTACGATAGCGGTTGAGCAGGGCGGCGAATGGAAAGCCGTGCTGACTTCAATGTGGGGCGCTGACGATATGGCGGTACTCAACATGATTCTCAGTTTCTGGTTTGTCGGTCGCGTCTATGAGCGAACTCGATGAGGCAATAAGCCTCGCGGCCGATCTGTGTAAGCACTTCGAGGGCTTTAGGTCAAAACCGTACATCTGTCCGGCGGGGTATCCGACGATTGGCTATGGCACCGTCTATAAGCCGGACGGATCAAAAGTCACAATGGAGCACGCACCAATCAGCAAGGCAGAAGCCGAGGGCTGGCTAATGCACGAACTGCGCTACAACTATGGCGCTGCGGTGCTGCGCGCTACGCCGAGCCTTGCTAACAGCCCCGGCGCTCTCGGGGCCATGATCGACTTTGCGTACAACCTTGGCTCCGCTAGATACCGAGCCAGCACCCTAAGAAAGCGCATGGCAGAGGGCGATTGGGCCGGGGCCAAGGAGCAGTTATCAAAATGGGTTCGCGGCGGCGGAAAGGTGCTGCCTGGCCTTGTTCGCAGAAGGGCCGCGGAAGCGAGGCTATTCTAATGCCGAAAAAAAAGATGGCTGTCGTTCAGATGGAAGAGGGCAAATGGTATCGCGTGCGCGGCTACACGCACACCGAATGCTGCGACTGTGCCCTGGTTCACAAGGAGGAATTACGTCTCGTTGATGGTCACCTCGAGTGGCGGGCTTTAAGAGACGACAAGCAAACCGATCTTCGCCGAAAAGAACTCGGCATCAAGATCATGAAAGAAGGGTAATGTCGTGGCTTTAGCCAAAGCAACAGACGAGCAAATATTAGCCTCGCTGCGGAAACACAACGGGATAAGGGTTAAGGCGGCAACCGAGCTCGGGATTACAGAGCGGGCCTTTCTTGCGAGGCTGAAGCGCATGAAAAGGGACGGTTACGAGGTCGTAAGTTCTGGTTACGATCAATCAAAGCCGGAGGGAAACGCTGTGGCATTTGAGTTTACCCCGATCCCAGACGATGACGTTCCCATTGAGGAGCTCATTGAGCAGCGAAAGCGCAAGTTCGCTCACAAGCGCGAGCATGAGGAGGCCAGCAAACTTATCCCTATCCGCATCAAGATTCCCGGCCCAATTGGGTTGCTGCATTTTGGCGACCCGCACGTTGACGATGACGGCACGGACATTGAGGCGCTCGAGCGCCACACCGAGCTCTGCCGCACAGTCGAAGGGCTTTTCGCCTGTAACGTAGGGGACACCACAAACAACTGGGTTGGGCGCTTGGCTCGGTTATACAGCGAGCAGGCAACATCCGCATCTCAGGCGTGGCGCCTTGCCGAGTGGTTTGTAAATCGGTGCCGATGGCTCTATATGCTGGCCGGCAATCATGACGCCTGGTCTGGGGCTGGAGACCCGCTTAAATGGATCGCAAAACAGCAAAGCTCTATGTACAAATCCAGCGAGGCCCGCATCGCGCTGAAGTTTCCGAATGGCGCAGAGGTGCGTGTCAACGCGCGCCACGATCACAGCGGATCGTCGATCTGGAATCCGGCTCACGGCCCAATGAAGGCGGCAATGCTCGGCACCCGAGATCACATCTACGTTGCAGGCCATAAACATGAGTCGGCCTACAGCGTACTGAAAGACCCGATCTCTGGCATCACGATGCATGCTATGAAGTGCGCGAGCTACAAAGTGTTTGACCGATTCGCGAAAGAGCGCGGGTTTCGCGATAACTCGCTATCCCCGTGCGTATTGACAACCATCAATCCTGAATTGCCAAACGAGCACCCCGACCTTATCAAGGTCTGGTGGCAGCCAGAAGAAGGCGCGGAGTATCTGACATGGCTACGGAATCGTTAAACGAAATCCTTTTTGCGATATTTGTTGCGCTGCAGTTTGCAGACGCGGCCACAACTATCAAGATTTTGGATGGCGGCGGGGAAGAGCTGAACCCGGTTATGCGCTGGCTATTTTCAAAGCTCGGCACAATTAACGGGCTTGCTGTAATGAAAACGGCTATTATCTTGATGTTTTACACCGTGATAGATGTTATTCCGATTTGGCTGTATCTGTCGATGATTGGCCTCTATTCCTTTGTTGTCGCCCATAATTTACGCCAGCTATACAAATGACCGACACAAAATGGCAAGCGCCTGAGCTGTGCCGTTCGTGTGTATGGTGCTGCCCGTGGAATGGCAAAGGGTACGGGTGCTCGCATGAATCCGTGCATGGCCTTCTTGGCGGGGTAGTGCGCTGCGGCGGGGAGCATCACAAGGAGTGGCATCCCTGGGTTATGCCCAACAATGAGAAGATCGCATGAATGCAAATTTAATGATGATGGCAAGGATCAAGCAGGTTCTGCACAGAACCCGATCCTATAAGCGGATATTTTTAGACCAAAAGAGCAATGAGCTATCCGAGGATGGCAGGGCGGTTCTTGCCCACCTCAAGCGTTTTGCCAAGTTTGGGAAACCGCCAGCGGCGCCTGGCGCTCAGGGTGATTTGTTCCAGATCGGCCGCATGGTCGGCCGACAGGAGACGGTGCAGATGATTGTCGAGGCGCTGCACCTAGACGAGAAGACCTTGACTAATCTACAAGAGGACTTCAGAGATGAGTGACGATCAAGGGTCTGCACAAGCAGGCAACCCGACTGCCCAGGCAGCGGCTCCCGCATGGTACGCGCCGGAAGGGCTCGATCCGAATACGGCCGGCCAGCTCGGCGATTTGGTCAAGGCAAAGGGGTGGAAAGGCCCGGCTGACGCTTTGCTGTCCTACCAGAATCTCGAAAAGGTATTCGGTGCCGACAAGGCCGGGCGCACGATTCTCGCCCCCAAGTCTGATGACGACGCGGACGGTTGGAGCGCGGTCTATAACCGCCTAGGACGCCCTGAGAGCCCAGACAAGTACGAGCTGCCAGTGCCGGAGGGGGACGACGGCTCATTCGCTCAGGCGGCTGCTCCGGTGTTGCATGAGCTAGGCTTGACCAATAAGCAGGCAAAAGGGCTCGCGGAGTGGTGGAATAAGGCATCTGCCCAGCGTATTGAGATGGAGCAGGAGGGGTTTAGCGCAAAATCTGAGGTCGAGTACAAGGAACTGCAGCGCGAGTGGGGCTCGGCGGCTGCTCAGAATGAGGAGCTCGCCAAGCGCGCGGTGCTCAAGTTTAGCAAGGAGGCCGGTATCGATGAGGCCACTTTCGACGCGATGGAGCGCGCGATGGGCACCGGGAAGCTGATGAAGCTATTTCACGCAATCGGTTCTCAGTTCGCTGAGTCAGACTTCATTGCAAGCGATACGCCAGCCGCTGGGGCGATGAGCCCGCAGCAAGCCAAAAACAAGATCGCGGGCATGTTCTCGGATCAGGAGTTCATGTCTCGCTACATGAACCCAGACGAGCGAGTGCGCCAAGGGGCCATCGAGGAGATGATGAGACTAAACCGGATGGCTAACCCAGATTCATTTGAGGAATAGTTGCAACAGTTACGAAGTACCAGTACCATCTGCTTTGAGTGTTTCTTCATGTGATTGGGTTGCCGGGAGGGTTTCCTCCCGGCTCTTTTCCTGAAGACCGGGCAAGTCGCGAGACCCCGCTGACAGCCGGAAAGACGGTCGCTCGGCGGGAGCGTGTCCCGCAAGGATTCTGGCCCCGGCAACGGACAAGCCATCCGAGAACAGTATTTAACTTTGTTTTTGGAGGGCTATCATGGCCGATAATATTGCAAGCGTTTATGCCGTCCAATACGGCACGAACATCTCGCTGCTTCTGCAGCAGAAGGGCTCCAAGCTGCGCCAAGCGGTGCAGACTGGTTCGTACAAAGGCAAGCAGTCTGAAGTCGTTACGCAGTACGGCGCCACCTCGGCCCGTGCGGTTTCGACCCGCTACACACCGATTGTTCCGGTTAATACGCCGAACAACCGTCGTTGGGTGTTCCCGGAAGACTACGATTGGGCCGACCTGATCGACAACTTCGACAAGCTCCGTCTCCTCGCTGACCCGCAGTCTGCCTACTCGCAGAACGGCCTCTACGCGATGGGCCGCGCTATCGACGATGTGATCATCAGCGGCATCTTCGGCACAAACAAGACGGGCGAGGCCGGCGGCACTAGCACCAGCTTCGACACCTCTAACCAGCAGGTTGCTGTGAACTACGCTGCCTCGGGCAACGTGGGCCTCACGGTTGACAAGCTGCGTGAAGCTCGCCGAATCCTGATGGAGAACGAAGTCGATCTCGACGCGGAGCCGGTGTACTGCGCCATCTCTGCCGAGCAGCACGATGACCTCCTCGGTCAGATTCAGGTGACCAGCGAGGACTTCAGCCCCGGTATGCCGGTGCTTCAGGATGG